TCATTACGCTCTCCTATTCTTGGTTTTATTTTTTTTATTCTTCTCGGCTTTGGCTATCTTTGTGAAAATACCCTTAGCAGGCGCACCCTTTTCACCCTGTTTACGCATCTTCTCTCCAGAGCCAGCTTTGATTCTAGCTTTTTTCTTTCGTATGTTTTCATATAAACTCATTACTCTGGCCTTCCTTTTATTTGAGATAAAGCACCTGCGGTTGCTACTGGTGCTACTGCCGCACTAAGGTTTTGTAAATGTTTTAATCTAGGATCAAAACGTGCATATTCAGAGCGTATCGAACTTGGTTTTACTACATTCAAAACATCCGCAGGTTGACTAGCTAAATGTGTGCGTAGTTTGGCCGTAAAATCTGTTTCACCTTTATATTGTTTTACTGCACTTGGGCCTCTATCAATAATGTCCTCAAGTTTTAATCCTTTATAGCCAGCGTTTTTAGCACCAGTGGCAATATAATTTGTCCACAATTCTTCTTCAAGTAACCTATTCGTATGTTTAAGTTCTTCAGGCAACGCATCTTTTGAAATTTTATGCCAGTATGCTCCATCACCTTTTACAACAGGAAATTCAGATACTCCCCTAACAGCAAGGCGGAGTATAGTACCGTTTTCATTTATTCTTACATAACTATCTGCGACTTCAGGGCTATCTACAAGATATGTGCCTGCTGGTTGATCTCTAAATTTATCATAATCTGCATTTGTTCCATGATACCAACCAAAATCATAATTATCATCTTTAGCCCTAGCTAATCTACTCGTTTCATCCATAGACAAATCATAATTATTAAAAAGATAAGTATCATCTGCGGCTGAAAGCATTTCGTCTGTGACTTTGTCTGCCTTGCCTGACCTTAATAGACTAATAACATATTGAGCCATAACTTCAGACTCAGTTAATTCTTTAGATGAGCTTATTGCATCTCCAAGTACGCCAAATTTGCTTGCTAAAGCAGTAAATATATTTTTTCTAGTCTTCGACATTACTGAGGTCTTCCATCTTCAGGCAATAAAGCTAACGCGCCTCCTGTGGCGGCTATGGGTGCTACTGACAATAGACCACCATCTCTAATAAAATTTTGTAAAATTTCGTTTGGACTTTTATTTTCTTTTATCGCCCTTGATTTAGCCCTTGTTTTAATTAACTCCATAAAAGTACCTTGGCTACTTTCAGCCACACCAGTTCTATCTGCGGCTCCCATCCACATATTTGCCTGAACTTGAGAAGGTGTTTGACCTAATTCATCGGCAATCTCTTTTATAAAACTTTCAAAAGCCCCATACTCATTATCATTCGGCATTGATGCCCATGCTTTAGGATAATCCGAAATAGTCTCACCGTTTTTGGATATAGATACATTAAGATCAATAGCTCCATCTTTAGCGGCTTTCTTAAAGTTAAAACTAGGTATTTTTTGCGTAACTCCATCTTTTCCTTCAAATGTACGAATTTTAAAATATTCTTTAGAATCTGGAAAAGTCCTTAATACATTTTGCATAAATTCAACTCCAACATCATCTGATGTATTTAACCAATCAGGATGTTTTGATGCCATTGCCATGTATCTTGTGAAATGAAGATCTGCCGCTATATTTGTTTTTCCACCAAGTAAACTATTAATAAAGCCTTTTGGTTTTGGATTTTTGACCAAGCTAGATTTTGCTAACGCTACATCTGGTTCAGGTAGCCCTCCATACTCACCTTGAATGTATTTTGCAGTATTTAATTCCTGTAATCCACCTGTTTTATGACCGTATCCTTTTTCTCTAGTTTTTGCTAATGGGAATGCATCTTGAAGTTTTTTAACTTCCATAAGTTTACTAATGTATTCATCAGCTTCTTTTTCGTTAGAACCTCTTGAGATAAGACGCTTCCTGACCGCAGACATGTTGCCTATATTTGCCATTACATTTGAGCCTGGACTGGTCGTACCCATTAAATACATTACTTCTCGCCATTCAGCGTCACCTTGCTTTTGCCCTAATTCTTTTACGAACCAATCTCTAAGCTCTTCAGTATTGTACCAATCATTGCCGCCTAACTCTTCTCCACGCGCAATATCTTTCATTAACGCTATTCGTGCTGGATTGTCAGGATTTCTCATAGATTCAAGAGATGTTATCATTCTATCGCTTGTGTTTTTAGGTTTGTATCTTAGGAATGTTAAGTCAGTTCTATCAGGAGCCGCACCAAGAAACCTTGGGTCGGATCCTGAAGTCTTTCCATACATGTCTAAAGACTGAGGAGGGTTTACCTCAATTGTGTCGTCTAGATTGCGAATCCTAGACCTAGCACGGCCACCTATTGCGTCACTTAAAACACCGTATCCTGCTTTACCTAACTTGACAGCCTCATCTAATACACCCATTTTATTTTTTGGCTTCTTCTGAGAGAATTAGTCCAAGGATGGCACAACCCAACCCGACGAAAACCAACTCACCGATGCCTACTATTGTTCCTACAGCAATTACACCAACGCCAATAGCACCCCAAGATGACGGCTCAGATAGTCTGTTCATAATCCATTTCATGTTGTATTCCTTCCTTTTGGTTTATAGCCAGAGGCATATATAGCTTTGCCCTGACGCTCTGCTTGCTTCTTCGTTTTGTAGACCTTACCTGAGTTGCCCCATCGGTAACCGCCCTTAACCTTCTTAACTGGCATTACCCACCAAGAATCTTATTCATCATTTCATGCACATCGCCACCGCCAAGTTTCATTACCTTGACCTTAACGTCCTTGCCTTCATCCATGTCTTCCTCTTCGTACTCCTCGTCGTCAGACATGTTGTACTGATCATGGTGACAGAGCAATAGGAAGTTCACAAGCTGATCGTCAGTCATTTGCAAACCATCCGCAGTATGAGCAAAGCCCATTTTCTCTTCGAAGAGTTGTGCATTCTCTTCCATGTTCTCTACATTTACTTCAGCCATTTTATTCTCCTTTATCTATTATTTAACATCTGTTCTTTCATACGTTTTTGAGCGGCATATTTTTTATCCATAAAACTTTGAAATTCTTCATCAGTAAGACCTTGTGGCAGTGCTGTACTCATAGCAAATCCCTTTTCATTATCAGACATTGCGCCTTTTATTATGCCACTTAAAGAACCAAGTCTTCCATCCATTTCTTGCTGTTGGAAACGTCCTCTTTCTAGCTTTCCTCGGTCGAAAATAGCATCGTTCTCTGGATCATTATAGTCTTCGTATTCACCTCCATCGACAATTCTTCTAGGTACTACTGGTTGCCCCATATCCATATCAATTCTTCTTTTTATATTATCTCGTCCTCTTACTGTATCTGGGTATGACCTATAGTCAGAATAAAGATCTGTTCCTCTAAAAGCTGTAGCAGGCCCACTAGACTTGGCTATACTACGTTGTCCAATCGTGGCGTTACCTTCAGAATCGTAACTAATGTATTGATCAGGAACATAACCTTCCTCTTCTTCACGATCAAACACTTGTCTTAAAGTATCCATAACAGCATTCAGTGCCTCTCTTGGTTTTGCCATAAACAAATCCATAAAACCTTTTTTCTCTTTGGGAGGTAAGGAGTTCATAAACTCTTCGGCCATCATAAGCTCTTCGTTGCTTATGTTTTCTGGCTCAATGCCCCCCATATCTCCTGCGCCTGTATTCATCTGGCTCGGATCTATTGCACCCATATCTCTGTACATATTATCGCCAGTTCCTCCAAGCGGTGCTGAAAGCTGAACACGATCATCTTGAATATATGGATCACCAGCCATTTCAGCTTGGGCAATCATTTGATCCATTTCCATTTGCTCTAGTAATTGCTCTTTTGTCATTGCCATTGTTTTATTCCTTCTATGTAGCTATTGGTAAATTATATGCTTGAGTTGGTGTGCCTTTTCTCCAGTTAGAATCTTTTTCAGCGTAAAAATTGCTAGATGGGGCTTCAAAATATTGCCCTGTAGTCGAGTTGAAAAAGGGTGTCATAACCGCAGATCCTGCCATGTCATCACTGTATATGCCTTGTGGGGCAACACTTGCCATGTAGCTAGGCTGACCTGATCCAAATTTACCTCCGTAAGAACTTTGTCCTACAAGAGTTGGATTGCTTGCTAACCATTTTCTATAATTAAACCTATCATATATTGATTCTCCTTCACCCTCGTTATCTGAAGGCATTACTTGAGGAAAATTCAAATTAGGAGCTGGATCTTCTAGATCTCTAAAATACGTTGAAACTGGCACTGTTTTTGCATATTCTTTCGGGTAACCATCTACTGTAATTTGTTCCCCATATTTATTAGCATCATCAAGATTGTTTGCCATAATTTTTGGACGTAATTGTGGGCGATTAGGTAATGTGCCAATTGCTAGGTCAGTCTCTGCCTCATCTCTTCCCAGAACTTTATTAAGAATACCACTGAAAACACCAGGTCTTTTGTTCTTATAATTATTATAAGCAATCATAGCACCAGCTATGGGAGCCGCTGGCCCCATCGCATTTGCAACTAACGCTGGGCCTACTGTTCTTGCAAGTTTACCTGCAATGCTCTGATAGTCCTCTGTGTATCCAATTGTTGGATCAAAATCAAATCGACCAGTTTCAGGATTAAAACTTAACCCAGACTCTCCTGGATATTGAGCATTTTTATCGTAGACAACTCTATTACCCATGCCGACAGTGCCTATAGGTGTGTAATTAACCCCGTCAAAATAAGAATTTTCTATCTTTGGATCTAACGTGCCTTCATCAAAAGCCTGTTGATTAACGCCATACTTTGAATCTCTTGCACCCGTTCTGGCTATTTGACTTAATCTATTTGGACTTGGTAAGTTACCAAGGTCTGGCCCGAAGAAGTTTCCTCTTGCATTTATGCCGCCAGCAGTGGATCTTCTACCCTCATCATCGTACTTAATAAAACTTTGGCCTTCGAGCTTTAATCCTTTTTCTCTTAACTGGCTTTTTAAAACATCTCCGTAAGTTACATCAACTGAACCACCACCATCTTCAGGAGCTACCGAATTAATCTTTCCTGATCCTACCTCTGTAGCTAAATAAGCATCAGCTACAAACTTGCCTGCATCTCTGTCTCTAAAATAAGCTCTAGCTTCTCTAGCTGTCTTACCTTCTTTCCTGAATTGCTTTCTTGTTGCCCCATCTTCTGCATTAGCGTTTCCACCTTGATGTCCACCAGTACCTTTACCACCAAAACACATAAAACTATCCTCTTCTTACTTGCGGTTGAGCCATAGATGCCATAACGCCTCCTAATGCGCCCTGACCTCTGTCGCCTCTAATCTCAGCGACTTTATTCATTAAATATTGCGTCATTACATCTCCACCTTGCTGTGGAGGTTGGCCTTGTGGCCTTCCGCCCTGTGGAGGCTGACCCTGCTGTACAATAGGGCCAAATGCCTGTGGATTAATCGGTGCTATAGAGGCCAACATATCATATGCCATTGTTCTTCATTGCCTCCATCTGTAGCTCTGCCGCATTCTTCTCTCGCTCTAACTGAATCTCAGCCGCGTTTTTCTCACGTTCTAACTGTAATTCAGTCTCTAGCTTCGCCACCTTGGCCTGTAGGTCAGCCTGAGCCTTAACCTGCTCGATTTGCATTTTCTGTTGTGCTTCTGCCTGTTTAATCTGGATATTTGATTGCGCTTTAGCCTGATCTGCTTGTATCTGCGATTGAGTTCTAGCTTTTAATGCCTCAGTCTCTAATTGTGCAAGCTGTTGTGCGTATTGTAGTGGATCACCCTGTTGCTGACCTTGTTGCATAGCCGCCTGTAAAGCAGGAATTGGTTGCATTTGAGGCGATGCCTGTACAACTTGAGCCGCCCTCTGGCTAATTAACCTGTCTAATTCAGGGTTCACATCATCAAATGTAAAGTCTGGGTCTTTAAAGTCAGGCATTGGCGGCATTTCCATGCCAATACCAGCCTCCATACGAACTCTGTAAAGTAACGCAATATGCTCTGCAATGTGAGCAACTAACACAGGTTGCATTTGTGCCGCGCCTGGATTACCGCCCAGAGATGGATCTTGCATAAACTGTAAGTGAACCGCAATGTGAGAATCATGGTCTTGCTCAGGAAACGCACGAATTGGCTTGCCATACATAACTGACATATTCTCATCAATCGGATCCATCTGAACAGCCTCTTCAGGTTTCTTCAGTATCTCCTCAATGTTGGGTATGCGTATCGCCTCGTACATCCGCTTATATGCATTATATAAATTATGGAACTGAGGTGCTGACTGAGCCATCTGTAAAATAGCCTGAGCCTGAGCAATCCTCTGAGCAGTTGAGAATATGTTGGGGTCACTGACAGGGAGGATGTCAATGCGATCGTTAAAGTCAGCCGCGAAAATCTGTTCGCTTCTGCCTGATAACGAAAATGTAAACGACTCAGGAAGGTTCTCTGCGTTAAGTGCCGCAAGTAATTTGAACTCTTGACCTTGAGCGTAATGCAACCTCTTGTGAATGGCTGAAAAAGCCTTACTACCTTGCTCTATCAAAGCCAGCGTCGAACCAACAGGCGCATTTGGGTTTACATCCCCAACATTTAAATCAGCCGTACTAGCAAATCGCTGTCCTGCCTGAACAATAAATCCAAGCAAATTAAAGAGCGACTGACTTGGCTCCTTAAATGGCAATGGCATAATTGCTTTATTAACATCGTCAACCGTTGCGTCTAAGTCTACGAACTCGCCAGGATTAACCTGAACTTCGCCACCTGAAACTCGACCTCTTAACTTAAATCCACCTTGCATATTTGCGAATGCCGCTGAATCTAGTAACGCCCTCAATGAGCCAGTTGCCGCTTTTCCTAATCCACCAATTAAGTGGTACAGGCCAAAACCCATAAAGCCTAATCCTGGTAAGAACTTGTAAGAGACAAACCAATCTCTCCTGAGTTTGCGCTCGTCGTCTTCTCTCCAGTTTCTCCTGACACTGACAATCGACTGATTATCATAATCAATCGTGACGACATATGGGAAGTGTACTAAATTCTCGTCAGCCTCGTCGTCGTCCTCGTAATCACTAACACCGTCAAACTTCTCGTAGACATGCATTTCCAGCAATGTAACAACTTCATCTTGCTGAGTATCACCGTACTGATCAATGCCCTCGATCTCGCCTATCGTATCGCCAGATGGATCTATGTCATTCCCGTGAAACTCAACAGGAAGATAATAGCCAGACTGAACGTAGCGGTTGTAGTCATTCTTCGGTATTCTAATAACCTGAGTATACCTTGGTGATGTATACAAGTCTCTTGATTCAGGAGCTACAACAAAGTCTTCAGCCTTTACAAACTGAGCGCACTGCCTCCCCATATTCGCATCCCACCAAACCTTTTTGAAGGTCTGACCAACCAAAGGCAGGTGGAATAGCATTTGGTCTAAGTCTGGGAAATACTCAGGCATCTCCTGAGTAATCTGGTAATTCATAAATTCTCTGACACGTCTTGACTGGTCTTCTAGCTCTTGATTCGGATCGCCAACAATAACAGTTTTTACTGGGCCTCCAGATGGGTATAGCTCTGCAATTGCTCTAGCGTTAAACTGTGTTGCCGCCTCAGCTATCATCGGGTGGACTACTGTAGATAAACCACGGGCCGCACGTTCATCTTCTGATTCATCCATGCCACCGTCAGGGTCAACAGTCTTCAATCCATCTTTGTATCGCTCTTCCCATTCAGATCGAGATTCCTTATCTGATTCATAATAAGAAATAAGCGTCTGACCTTTTCTGGATAAATCTTGAGCATCAATTGATTCTACTAGATTGGAATCAAATTCATTCTCAGGCTCATCCATCATGCCATCGTCTAATTCTGGATCTCCGACCAGAACCTCTTCGTCTGATATTTCTTCAACTTGGAAATTATCCGCTGGAGTCGCTTCCGCAAATGGTGCTAACTTTTCAGTGAGTGAAATTGGTGACCTAGCCATACAGAGTCATCCTCCTTGTTTCAACAAATTCGTCATCTTCGTAATCGTTAGTGTGGCTGACAAACCAACCTTTTCTCAATCTTAGCCATGCTTGAGTACATGTGTCAACTATGTCGTCATTATCTCCAGCAGGAAATGCTGAACAAATGTCAATTAAATCTTTAGCCCACTTCTTGTCAAAAGGATAGTAGATTCTTCCATCTTCTAACAATGCGGAACTTGCGTGCGCTCTGGCTTGCTTATCACGGTCAGGTAAATATTCCAATACAGGTATTCCTGCCATGCGTAAATCTTGTAATAAAGATTGACCTGAAGCCTTCTTCTCGATCAACACTGCGTCAGGCTCCCACTCCTCATATGAATCTTGGGCAATGCGTCTTAGGTCAGGATAGCTGACCCTGTCGTACCACATATCAAGAACCATGATGTTCATCATGCCGTCATGTCTAAACACGCCCCACGTTGTCCTAGCTGAGTAGTCTGCGGTTTCCTTAGTGCTGAATGCAGTATCGTAACTCTGAATGACGTACTCGATGTTCGACGGCAAGTCTTGGCTCTCCCAAGGAACCCACCACTTGGCCTTTAAGATTCCACCACCCTTCGGGGATGGTCTTTGCTGTAGCTGACCTGCACTTGCGTAACTTCCAAGTGATTTCTCTAGACTGTCTAGTGTTTTCTTATCTACTCTCTCTGGCCAGAGTAATTCTCCCTCTTTAGTTCTGGGATCAGCAAAGCCTAGTGTTGATATCGTTGGCGTTGGGTGGCCTATCTCATATCGAGCAGGCAAACATAAGTGATCCCATTCTTGGCCAAGGTCGTTAGCTAAAATGTGACCTGCTAAGTCATTCTCATGTACTCTCTGCATGATAATAATAAATGCACCAGTTCTGGGGTCGTTCAGTCTGGTTTGCATCGCCTGATCCCACCAGTCCAGTACACCCTGCCTGACAAGCGAAGAATCACTCTCCCTCACATTATGTGGGTCATCAATGATAATTATATCGCCACCCTCACCAGTTAACGCCCCGTCAACCGATGTTGCAATCCTCGCACCAGTCTTATTGTTCTCAAAGCGTTGCTTTTGGTTTTGGTCAGAGGTTAAATCAAATGCATCGCCAAAATGATCTTGATACCAGTTACTGTCGATCAACCTACGACACTTAACGCTATCCCTGACCGACAGAGAGCTTGCGTAAGAGGCATAGAGGAATTTTTTGTCAGGTTGCTTAGTCCAAGTCCAAGCAGGCAGTGCCACGGCCACAGAAATAGATTTCATGTGTCTTGGGGGAACATTTATAATCAGGCGTTTGATATCGCCTTCCACAAC